GCGCTTTAGGCGACTCCGGCGCGCTGCCGGATAGACACCACGTGGCAATCCCGGCTCGTGCGGCTTCCCCGTGTCTTTCGACGCGAGGGAGCGGCACAACCGTTCCCAGCCATCTTCTTTGTACGGCGTAAGCCATACAGGTATGATGGAATAACCTGAAACCTCAGCACGGTGTAGGTTCGCATTCCAGCGAACCCTCACTTGCCGAGTAGCGTTTAGGCTATTTGGATTGACCTCCGAACGAAACCAACCGATTACTCGGCCGGGAGGGGTGTAGATGGAATAGGAACCATCTACAGTCTGCTCCCGGTACTCAACATATGGTAGGACCCCGTAAAGGGACTCTACTTCGTGCTGAACATATTGGGCCGTTCGGTAGTAACCCGCTGAATGCATCGCGTTTGACAGCGCGACGTACGAAGCGAGTTGCGTGGCATCGTTAGATGCACGACGATTCCATCTCTTCCGTAAACGGAGGGGTGTAACATCGATGCCCTTATAGGCATCGCACCCACAGGATTCTCTGAAGAATCCTAGAGTACAGCACTTGTCCACGTTGAATTTTATTCCAAATCGTGGGAAGTTTTGTAACACACACAGGTAGTCTTCCTGGTGTAGTATGAGATCGTCGCCGTATACGTAAACCCTCTTAATGGCATCCCGCCATTTAAGGTTTCTGTATACACATAACATGCTGACTGCGAGGGCCCAAAAGCACATCGCCTCGATGGGGAAGCAAACTGCACTCCCCATCGGAGCAAATGAGCTCAAGGTGATTACCCTGCCGTCTGGCAACTGCGTGTACTGAGAGCGGGAAGCTAATAAGGCTTCCAGCCACCTAGTTCCGGAGAAAAGCTCCCGGACTAGTATCAGAGACACGCGATCCGATGCGTCCTTCATATCAAGGGTCACGAACTTTCCAGTTCGTGACCCCGCGATTGCTAGGCTGCGGTTAACGGTCTGGTCAGTGAAGTTCACATGACCTCTCGTTAACGGTGATGATTCAATTAGATCATACAACTTTCGTTGTTGACCTTGTTGTATCCACTGCAGCTCCAGCGGTTCGCATGATATGAGGCGGGGTCCTCGAGAATCCTTCGGAACAAGTACGACGCGAGCCGTACCTGCTTCTAAGACCTCTAAACCCTCCAACATATGCATGTTGTCACACGTTTGGCCCAACGAAACATGGAAATACTCCGTAAAGGGGTAAACCAGTTCTAGGGACTTATAGAGTCGAGAAAAGTGAGATTTCTCACCACCTCGCTCACGTGTAGCAACCGCACCAGGTCCATGTCTCGGAGTAATACTCCGAGGGTCAGACCCGCCAAGAACCCGCGCAACCATTGCGCGCGCTCTCTTGATGATCGCATCAGTCCCGGCCAAGTTGAGGTTTGCGACCTCTTCTTGCACGGAAACGAACGAATCGATGACGTTTTTAATTTCATCTTTATCGTACGGGAGTTCCAACTTCACCATAACGGTGAAGAGTTGCCTCGCATGTTTGATTGCTTGTATGTCCGCATTACTGCGGATATACCCATTGCTCGTGAATATCCTTCTGTGGAGCCACCCAAAAAGTAGGGGGACTCCGTCTCGGGTTTTAAATCCGGGACAGACAAAAGGAACTCCACCTTGTAAGGCCTTGTCAAAGGCCTTGCCAAGTGTGCGGAGGGATTTCGTCAGAAACGAAATCCCTTCGCGAGCCACCCGAGATTGGATTTTCTTCCAATCTCGAGCAGCATCAGAGTCAATGTAACAATCAGCTATATCTAATAGCAGTCTATAGTACAGAGAGTTGTAAAACTCTAGGCTATTATTGTCTTCCATATGGATAGGCATCCTAGCGCAACTGCGCTGTAGACCGATCAGATGTCGCCATCGCTGTCTGGATTACGACTCGAGGTTAATAGCTCGGGTCAAGAATCCATCGTCAGCTGTGTTGAACGTTCCAGAAACTGGGGACCCTAAAAGGGCCAATCCAGTAACGGAGCGGGCAATCGCAACTGCGTCGTCTACCGTCCAGTCGGGGCTCTGTGGAAGAACCACGACCAGGTAGGCTGACAGAACGACGGGCTTTCCCGTGGTCTCATTGACCTTAGAAGCGTCAATGCGGATCACGGTACGACCAGTCGTAAACGGAGCATTCTCTTTCGTTTCCGAATGAGAAATACTCACCCCTAGCTTTAGAGGGACTGCACCACCCGAGAACGGGTGGGCGCCCTCGCCAAGGGTGACGCTACGTTTCGAAGCGAGGCCGTCCTGAGTAATTGTCGGAACGGACGCGGAATCCAGCGATATCGCTGTGATTGCGGTCCGAACGGACGTCAGGGGGCCGTCGCCGATGAACGGAATAACCAACGGATCTGGCAGCATAGGTTGCCTCTCTGTGTTAGGGGTTGGAACCCCTCGGTTTATCTGAGCATCTGCGAGCAGGTTTGCGAACCTGCCCAGCCGATCGGGTTGCCCCGATTAAGGCTGAGCTGATCAGCAATTGCTCCTTCAGGATTCCCGACTCTACAACATTTCTAGGCTTTTGGCCGATTAATGTATAGGGTCGTTTCACCTGAGCCCTCAAGAGTGAGGGGGTGGAAACGTCCACGGTGGACCATCCGGTAAGGTTATTACGCCTTATTAGGAGGGCACCGTCGCGATAGTACTCGACCACGTCGACTGTACTAAGCATAACAAGCGCATCAACCAGATACTGGAACTTACGTCCCTTGGTTTTGTTTTCGCCAACAACATAGTTGTTAGCGGAGACAGGGAACCATCGTGCGTCTGTGACATACTTGCCTGTTACATCCAAATCGAATTGTATGATTTTCATATAGTTCGATAAGGTTAATACCGATCAGCGTAGCAAGGGGATTTAGGTCCCCGAGCCACGTTATGGGCCTTCTGTACAGTGATCGCCGTTCCAACTAGGATACGGCCGATACGTACAGGAGACTTGTTCGGCAACAGTGCTCGTTTCTCGATAGCCAGCTTACAAGGAAACTTCCGTCTCCTTGTATACTGGAAGGCGCTACCTAACCAAAGTTGGTTAGTTTGAGTGGAATAGCCGGGACCAGATTGGTCCGGCATCCTCCACGTCATGGTAGCGGTGATACGCATGCGGCGACCAATGCTTTCGCAAAAGTCGCACGCGATGACGTTAGCAGGGAAC